ACCAGGTTGAAACCAGGTGAATTAGATATATTAGATGGCTCGCCGCCCTGTCAGGGTTTTAGTATAGCAGGGAAACGGTCGATTGGAGATTCCAGGAATCAGTTATTCAATGAGTATATTCGGATATTACAGGGGTTAAAGCCCAAGACCTTTGTTATGGAAAACGTAGGCGGACTCATTAAAGGGAAGATGAAAATCATGTTTTCCGAAATGACCAGGGCTTTAGAGGATAGCGGATATAAGGTTGCCTGCCGGAAGTTAAATGCTTGGTGGTATGGTGTACCACAATCCAGGGAGCGGCTTATATGGATAGGGATTAGGAATGATATAAATGGAGATCCATCGCACCCACAACCGATGTTCCGTAAGCCCATATCGGTGCGTCAAGCCCTGGGTGCAACTGCAGGTATCACAACAGGATGGCGTGGAGATATTAAGCAAGCACTATTGAATGATAAATGGAATGATACGACTCGGCCATCTCCGACGCTGATAGGACAACGTTCCTGGATACGGAGGACTGCTCCTATAATCAATGCTGCCCCTAGACCAAAAATAACGATTGCCGGGTCTTTTAGTTTTCCCAAAAATGCTGCGGCCAATGGAAAGGATATCAATAATCCCAGCCCATTACTTGCAGCTATTCGCCCTCCTACATTAGTAGAGGAAGCGACTACTCGCCCTATCACTATCCAGGAAGCGAAAATATTGCAGAGTTTTCCTGATTGGTTCAGCATTGAACAGTACAAATATATTGGTAATAGTGTTCCCCCATTGATGGCACAAGCAATAGGTGAGCATATGTTAGGCATTTTACATGACAAATAAGGAGGGATCTGGATGGATATATCAACTCAAGTATTATCAGCTCGGGATTTTTGGGATGATTCTATTAATCAATGGGAACCATTACCGCACCAGGTTCCACCAGGTGGGCTATGGGATGTATGGTTATTGTTAGGTGGTAGAGGGTCCGGTAAGACTATGGCTGGAACACATTATGTTCTTGACCATCTAAGAGAGTTCGGGAAAAGAGCCAGGGTGGGTATTGGTGCTCCTACAATAGCAGATGCAAGGGATGTATGCGCTGAAGGTATTACTGGCTTAATTAATCTAGCGCCACACGAGTTCCGATACAATCGTTCTATTGGCGAAGCCCATCATAAAGATGGAGGATATGTGAAGTTCCTGGGATCTGAGGAACCGGCTAGATGGAACGGCCCTCAATGGTCTTTGTTATGGGCTGATGAATTAGCATTATGGAACGAAGCAAGCTGGCATCAGGCACAATTCGGATTACGCCTGGGAGAACATCCGAAAGCTATTGTTACAACAACTCCAAAGAATCGTAAGTTTGTCCGAGCCTTATCAGAGCTGGAATCAACTGCTACAGTTCGTGCAACAACATATGATAATCCAACTCTATCGGAAACAGTCCAGAAACGTTTACGAGAACAGTATGGAGGAACACGTATCGGACGGCAGGAGATTATGGCTGAATGGCTTGACGATGTGCCGAATGCTTTATGGCGTAATGACATGATAAAGAGTAAACAGATGACAGAAGTACCTCCTTTAGAAAGAATTGTTGTTGCGATTGACCCGGCTGTCAGTGTATCCCAGGAATCAGACGAGACAGGAATCATAGTTGTAGGACGTTCTGAAGATAACGAATATTATGTTTTGGCAGATTATAGCGGCAAGTATAGTCCCGATGCATGGGCTGCCAAAGCCATTGATGCTTACGAGATTCATCAGGCTGACAGAATAATCGGGGAGGTAAACAATGGTGGAGATATGGTGGAGCATACTCTGCGGACTATTAGGTCTAATATCGCTTATACTGCTGTTCATGCTAGTAGAGGTAAACGTATAAGGGCAGAACCAATAGCAGCACTCTACGAACAGGGTAAAGTTTATCATGTTGGAGGACTACCACTACTTGAAGAACAACTAGTATCCTGGACTCCTGATAGTGTTGGAAGCCCAGATAGGTTGGATGCTCTGGTCTGGGGTCTAACTGATTTAAGCCAACGGGGTAAGCCAAATATTCGGTGGATAACATTATGATTCTTAAATTACGGGTATGGTGGACTATTTTAAGACAGCCCTCAAATATGCGGATGGGTGTAGCCACGATTGTGGAGTTTACCGGCATCGGACTCATATTATTTGGATTGTATCTAGTGCATACTCTTGCTTTTATTATTGGACTAGGGGGAATGTGCCTATGTTAGCACAAGGATTAACGAGGAGGGATGAATCATGACTCTACTAAAGCGTTCTGTACAGGCTCTATTTAAGGCAAATACCGAAAGACCTCCGATGGCTTTAGCTACCGGTCACAACCTGACTGGACTGGGAGGAGGGGTTGCAGCTCCTAACCAGGTATCTCAGTTGCAGGCTATGTCCAGTACGTCTTGGCTATTCTCTGTAGTGGACAGGATAGCAGCGTCTACCGCTGCGATTCCCTGGAGATTATTTAGAAGGATGCCGTCAGGGGAAACTCAAGAGGTAATGAACCACCCGATTCTGGATTTATGGCGAGCAGTTAATCCTTTTTATACTCAACAGGAATTCATGGAAACAAGTATGCAGCACTTTGAATTAACTGGCGAGATATGGTGGCTGATTGTTAGAAATCGTGGTCGCAGACCTGTCGAACTTTGGCCTATAAGACCTGACAGAATCCGCCCTATACCTCATGCTACTGAATTTATTGCAGGATATATTTATACAGTAGGAACAGTCCAGATCCCGTTAGAGCGTAAAGATGTTATTTTCATTAGGAGACCTAATCCTCTTGATCCATATAGAGGAATAGGAACAGTACAGTCAATGATGATGGATATCGGGTCAGAACAAATGGCATCCCAATGGACTAGAAACTTCTTTAGTAATGGAGCTATGCCCGGGGGTATTCTTCAGTTTGATGAAGGTATGAGCGATGCTGATTTTGAACGATTAGTATCCAGATGGAGTGAACAGCACCAGGGAGTAGCTAATGCTCATAGGGTAGCAGTCCTGGAGCGTGGTAAGTGGGTGGACAGGAAGTTCAGCCAGAGAGATATGCAAATGGAACAGTTAAGAAGATTGAATCGTGACATTATTTTTGGTGCATTTGGTATTCCATCGTCTGTTATGGGTGTAACTGAAAGTGTAAACCGAGCTAATGCCGAAGCCGGTGATGTTATGTTTGGGAGGTGGATTCTCAAGCCCAGATTGGAAAGAATCAAGCAAGCATTGAACGAGAGATTGGTTGGGCTTATAGATAAAACATTATTCCTTGATTACGGAGAACCATCGCCGGAAAATAAGGAATTGCATTTGAAGATTGCCGATACAGGGTTCAAGGGTGGATTTCTAACTCGCAATGAAAGTAGAGCCTTGATGGGATATGGCGAAGCTGATGAAGGAGGAGACGAGTTTATGGGACCGGCTCCTGCTCCAAGTCCAGCAGTACAGGAAGCTATAGACTCAGCAGTTCTCAAGGCTGCCAGCGATGTTCATCCTGATGAAGTTAACGAAGAAGAAGATACAATGGAAACACGATGGACAAGAAGGTTCCGTAAAGAACGAGAGGAACTTATTGCGTTTCTTGAGGAGGTGGGTTAATGGAAGCCTCAGACATTGATGGATATGATTGGAATTGGACTGAAAAATACCTGGATGAAGTTATCGAAGAACTAACTGAAGCCTATATCACATCATTTATGGTGTCTTTAGAGCCAGATGTAGAAATCAAACAGACTATATCAAGAGATAATATGCAGCGCATCGCAGCACAATGGGCGATATTAGAAGCTGAAGAACAACTATTGTCATATTCTGCGTTGACGAGACAAGGAGTCATGCAGATTGTATCGGACTCTGTAAGAGAAGGACGGTCCATTGGACAAACTACGAATCTTATTAAGAATGATTTTCTGTTTAGTCCTGACAGGGCGAGAGTTATTGCACGAACTGAGACTGCAAGGGCTTTAGGACAAGGACAGAAGGGTGCAGCGATAGCCCAGGGCAGGGATGAAAAGAGATGGGCTACATCTGGCGATGACTTGGTTTCTGATGATTGTAGGGAGAACGAAAATGCAGGTTGGATTCCAACTGCGGATGCGTTTCCAAGTGGCGTAGATACTGTGCCGCAGCACCCAAACTGTCGATGTGTAGTTCGATATAGAACCAAAGAGTTGCACGATATTTTTGCATCGTTCCGATGTGTAGGCTGTAACAAGCTGCTAGGCAAAGATGTTCACACAGGAACGAGAATAGTTTGCAGAAGTTGTAAATTAGAGAGGGTAGCGGAATTGACAAACTAATGAAAGATGTGCAATACTTCTCCAAATTGAATAGCCCAGAGGTTCTAGAAGCCCTATTTGAGCAGCTTGATTGCCTGTTTAGTAGGGCTTTTTTATATAAGGGATTATATGCCGTATGCAGATGAACATAGCTGTAGGTTAGTGAGTCCATCGGAGTTCGAGGAATTCCGAAGGCAGAACAACTGGAAGCAGATAGATGGGAAAAGAGTGGATGCTATTTTTGGCATTAAGGATGGTGGCACCGAACTTCAAGCTATGCGTTATCCTAAAGGAGTTTGGACTTCCGGAGAAGCCAGGAGTCATTGTTCATCCCAGGAAGGCATTATGTTTGAACCGGCAGTAGGACCGCAGATTAGGGAGGAAAAGATGTCTCATCGCTCGAAGTTTATACGACCAGACATTAAAGTCTTAGATAAAGCTACTGGGTTAATTACAGCAGTCGTATCAACCGAATCAGTAGACAGAGATGGCGATATAATCAGACAAGCACATTGGGATTTAGCACACTTTATGGCACATCCTATACTTCTTTCTAGCCATAACTACCGGGGTCTGCAAAACCAAATAGGTGAGTGGACTTCTATGGGAGTATCAGACAATAAACTGGTTGGGGAGGCTAAGTATTATATTAAAGAAGGCAATCCGGAAGCTGATTGGGGGTTCAAACTTGCCAGTAAAGGTAGGGCTGCTTTCAGTGTTGGGTTTATGCCTGATATGTCGAAAGCGAAAACACTAGAAGCGAATGGCAATATCTCTTATGAGTTTCAAGGCCAAGAACTCCTGGA